GCTTCCCGCTGCCCGTGAGGGACGTTGCTGCGGGAGACGGCCACCGACAGGGACGACTTACCGGCCGCGCCGCTGGTGAGGGAGTTGGAGGTGCCGTTGTAGTAGGACCAGGCCAGCAGAACGGCCCGGTCCCCGGTCGCGCCCGTGGTACCCACGTAGCCCTCGTAGCCAGGGTCGTAGAAGCCCCGCAGGGTCATGGTGTCCGTGTTGTACAGGGAGTACCCGGAGTTCTGGGTTTTGGGTCCGGTGGCGGAGACGTCGGGGCCGCCGATGCGTCCGAGGACCACCCAGGTGTTGCTGCCCAGGTCGAGCACCTGGACCACGTCCCCCACAGTGCGGCCGGTGTAGGAGGCCAGGCAGGGGATGCCGAACATGTGGGCGGTGCCGTAGCTGAGGTTGACCAGTCCGTCTTCCCGGTAGGCGGAGACGGTGGCGCGCAGGGTTTTGACCGCCCGCCCGTCACTGGTGAGCTTGGAGAGCAAGGTAGCTGCATCAGACACTGACGGATATCTCCTGTTTCGTGCTGCGCGTGGTGTAAGAGGCTGTGCCGGAGGCCCACGAGTAGCTGATGGAGTCCACCAGGTGGTTTTCCAGGCGGCCGTCTTCCCGGGTGATCTCGACCACGTCCCCGGCTTCCTGGGCGGGGTGGAACCGGCTGCTGAAGGCGACGGTCTTGGACTCGCCCACCAGGTCCGCCAGGATGGCGTGCCCCACCTGCCAGGCCTGCCGGTTGGAGGTGATCAGCGGCGAGTCGTACCGGTAGGGCTTGACTCCGAACCGTCCCGCCAGCTCCGGGTAGTTGATGGGGTCCGGCCCGGCGTAGGTGACGCTGTTGGGGTCGTCGTCCCACACGAAGACGGGGCCCACGGGAGACCCGCCGTCCGAGGGGGTTCCGGTGACCACGATCAAGTTGAAGACGCCCTGGCGGTCGTAGGAGAACGTGGACGACAGCTTGGTCTGGGAATCCTCGGAGACGGCCCATACGGGGGCGTTGGCCAGTGAGGGGCGCGGGACGAAGGAGAATGCCCCTGAAGCGTCGCAGAGGGCGTCTGCGGCCAGGGCGGTGGCCACGGAGGAGTCGTTCGCCTGCCCGTGCACCACAGACCAGCGGTCGCTGTCCACGGTCATCGTGGCCATTGCTGCGTTGTAGGCCAGGCGGGGATCCCACAGGAACCGGGCGTCCGGGACCGCCTCGGTAATCAGTTTCTCGGACTGCCTGCGCATGGTCATGGCCCGGTTGTCCGGCAGGTTGCGGGCGACCGGGAACGTGGAGTCGATCACGTCCTGTTCGAAGGAGGACCCGGTGATGGCGATGTTGTTGCGGTTCTCCACGGCCGACGTGACGGAGTACAGGCCTGCCGGTAAGTACTCCGGAGAGGACCCCAGATAGGAGACGGCCAGCCGGAGGCGCAGGCGGCAGCCGTAGGGGTGCAGCCCCTCGTAGCTGACGGGGACGGTCTTTTCGATGGTGCCGTTCAGGCTCCAGCGGACGGTGCTGGTGCGGTCCTGGTTGTGGCTGCCGCTGATGACGGTCAGCGGGTACCAGTGGACCCAGTCCGGGGACCACTCCAGCACCGGCTTGATCGTCAGGGGGGTGCCGTCGATGAGGGACCGGCGCAGCCGTTCGGAGTGCGCCAGCATCAGATGTTCTCCAGGCTCATGTTGTCGGCGTACATGACCTGTCCCACGGCAGTGGAGGTGGCGCGGATCACGGGGGTGACGAACGCTGCTCCGGTGATCGGTGTGGCCTGGATGACCACCTTGGTCCACAGGTTCGGGGTGAGGGTCACCTGAAGGCCCCACTCGTTCAGTGAGTCGCTGTCGAGATAGGTTCCAGCGCCGTCCTTCCAGTCCAGTTGGAGGCTGACCGGCAGGCCCACCGCGCTGTAGATCCAGGCGGTGAACGTGTACTTGGTGCCCTGGGTGACGGAGTACAAGGGCCGGGCGTAGGCGCCGAATTCGCCGGGGAACGTGGTGCAGGTGATCTTCAGGGAGTGGCTGCCCCGGTAGGCCTGGTCGGCGGACCACGCGATGTCGGTGTTGGTGGGCAGGGTGAGCCACTGCGAAGCGTCGGTGTCCAGGTCGGACGTGTTGGAGTCCATCAGGTTGCCGCCCTGCACCGAGTCGAACGGCATCGTGGACGGCACGTCACTGAACAGCGGGTACTGCTTGGTGTAGGCGCCGAGCGTGTACACCGGGTTCATGGCGGTCTGCCCGTACGTGTTGGGCCGGGCCACCTCGGTAAGGCCCAGCTGCCAGGCGTAGATGCCCACCCCGAGCCGTGCGGACTGTGCCGCGTAGGAGACGTCGTCCACGGTGAAGTAGCCGTCCGGGCGTTCCCAGGAGGACGACTTGCGCATGATGACGCTCTGCTGCAACAGCGTCTGCATGGCCTTGAATTCGTCCTCCCCCATCGTGAGCACGGTGATCTGGGTGGCGAGCCCGTTGCGGGCGTCCGGGGTCACCGCCGGGTAGGGGCTACCCAGAACGACCTGCTTGTCACTGCGGCCGTTGTAGCTGCCTGCCAGGGAGGCGGCGCTGCGGACCTGCATGGAGGCGCCGGGGTCCTCCAGGTTGACCAGCCACATGTCCGGTGCCTGCATGCCGCCGGAGGGCGCACTGGTGACGATGGAGGCGGACGCGGAACGGACACCGGTGGTTCCGTTGGCGTCGATGGGGACGGCGTAGTAGGAGACAGACTGCCCCAGGGGGGCTTCCTGGTCGTACAGCCACCCCTTTCCGGCGTAGTTGATGTAGGGGTCTCCCCCGCGCACGGTGTACTCGGTGCCGTCCGCATTGCGGCGGTAGACCGTGCACTGGAAGGGGTTGGACCAGGAGGCGAGGTCGCTGCTGTAGTCGATTTTCAGGCGGACGCCGCCGTAGGCGGGGTCGTCAATGGCGCGGATCCGCCCGTCGAATGATGTGGCGTCCTTGGTGTCCGGGGTTACCGGGGTGCTGATAGGAACGACTACAGGCACGTCACTTCTTCTTTCCTGCGCGGGCCACGACTGTCGTCAGCTTCTCTTCGGCCACCTTTTCCGTGTATGCCCTCATGGTGTGGCCGTCCACCTTCAAGATGATTGTATGAGGCGCCTTTACCGTTACCGAAGTATGGGCGAGAACGTTGGATTCCCGCTTCAGCTGACTTAATCCGTAGGCGTCGTCGGCGGCCGAATCCGCGTACTTGCTGCTGACCTTTTCCAGCTCGGAATACTGCTTGTTCAAGTTGGCCGCGTCCGCCTTGGTGGTGGTGCGGGCCAGGGACTGCGCGAGCGCGCCGCCCTGCTCGGGGCCCATGGCCGCGATCTGCTGGATGAGCGCCTGGGACAGGCCCAGTGTGGCCAGGGTGTGCAGGTTCTTCTGGAAGTCCTTGATGGCCTTGATCTTGTTCTGGATCTGCTGAGCGAATCCGGCGGCCCGATTGCCGGTCAGGCTGGACAGCTGCCCGGTCTGGACAGCCGTGTCGTAGTAGTTGTTCCGGGCGTCCGTGGCGGTCTGGATCTTTGCGTCTATCTTCGCCTTCTGGGTGTTGATCCAATCCTGGATGTGCTGGCGTTCCGCATCGCGTGCCTTCTTGCGGGCGTTGGCGAGAGTGTCGGCGTCCTTGCGTTCTTGCGACACGTGGTTGTAGGCGGACTGGTAGCGCTTCTTGTCCAGGTTCAAAAGCGTATTGTCGTTCTTGATTTCCCGGTTCAGGCGGGCCGTGGCCTGGGCGTACTTCGCCATTTCCGCCTTCGCCTTTTTCTGTTCGGCGTAGCTGGTGGCGTTCAGGTAGGCCTTGTGGGCTTCGTCGTACTTCTTCTGCGCCGCGTCGCGGGCCTTCGTGTCCCGGTCCAGCTCGCTGAAGTCATGGCGGACGTGGCCGAGCTGCTTCTCCCAGGTCCGGTGGCGGGAGGTACCGGAGGCGTAGCCGCCGAGGCCACCGAGGATGCCGTCCCGGAGCATCTGCATGGAGTCGCGGTTGTTGTAAACGGTCTCCCCACCGTGGAAGCGGACCAGCTCGGGCCCGCGTTCGCCGACCCAGGCCAGACCCGGGGCAGCACCGGAGGTGCCGGTCCAGTAGCCCTTGGGGGCCTTGTGGGCGTTGGCCTGCTGGACATTGCTGATGTTTCCGTACACCGCGACGATGTAGCGGATTGCAGCCGCAACGTTTGCAACGGGGTCGGTGATCGAGCGTCCGCGCAGGCTGGACGGCACATATGCCTGGAACGTGGACGGAATCGTTTGCGCGAGACCCTGAGACGGGTGCCCCGCCTTGGCGTTGGAGTCGGTCCTGTTGATCGCGTTCGGGTTCCAGCCGGATTCCCTCGTGATCAGCGTGTTGAGGCCTGCCTCCCACTGCTCCTTCGTGCCGGGCGGCGGGACACCGGCCGCCTTCAGGGCTGCGTCGATGATGGCCAGGTGCTGCCCCGTCGGAATGACGCCGCCGACAGACTGGGCCTTCTTGTCCTGCTTGTGGATGAAACCCTTGATCCACTCGATCGGCTGCTTCATCCCATGGTTGGCGAGGCTGTCGAAACCGCCGTCGTCGGGGATGAACTTGTTGATGGCCCTCTCGGCGGTGTTGAGCATCGGGTCGACCACCACACCCAAGGCGCCCAGGGCGGCGTTCTCCAGGGCCCCTACGGTCTTGTTGGCCACCTTCTTCAGCCCGGAGCCCACGGAATCAAAGAAGCCGCCCAGGCCGAAGTTCCCGCTGTCGTTGGCTCCCTGGACCGGAGCCCCGCCGTGCAGGGCGGAACGGAACCGCATGACGGCCTGCTGACCGCCCATGGCCGCCACGTCCTCCCGGGTGAGCACGTGCTCGTCCGGCATAAGCATCGCGTGGACGGAGTCCCTGCCCGGCGTGGAACCGGCGGTGTGCGGTACCGGACCACCGGCCGCGAAGTGCGGGATCTTGTCCGTGTTGATTTTGCCGAGCGGGTTCTTCATGTGGACGAAGCTGGAAAGTTTGTCCATCACCCAGTAAATGGCGTCGTTCCAGACGTATCGGGCAACCAGGTAGATAGGTGAACCGATCGTCTTCTTGACGCCGTCCCAGACCTCGCCGAGTCCTTCCTTGGCCGCCTTGAAAGCCCCGACCAGATGGTCCTTCATGGTGCTGCCCCAGCCGGGGATGGTCTTGGTGAACAGCGTGCCCATCGGGGAGAACACGTCCCGCTTGACGCCCGACCAGAAGCTGCTGAAGAAGTCCCCGATGCCGTTGAACACCGGCTTGAGATGGTTCTTCCACAGGCTTTCGGCCGCGCCCGCCACGGCGTCCCATGCGGGCTTCAGGATGTGGGTCCAGGCCCACTTCATCCCGCTGAGCAGGCCGTTCCATCCGTCTTCGATCCAGCCGAAGACCGGCTTCAGGGCGTGCTTCCACAGCCAGACGGCGGCTTCCTCTACGTGATCCCAGGCGGGCTTCAGGATGTGGCTCCAGGCCCACTTCATGCCGGTGACCAGGCCCTGCCAGCCCAGCAGGATCAAGCCGAAGAGAGGCTTGAGCACGAAGAGCCACAGTGCCTTGAAGGCCGCCGCCATGATGACGATCATGGAGCCGACGAATCCCCAGTAGATCTTCCAGAGGATCTTGCCCAGGGTCTCGAACCCCGACCCGATGGCGTGGAAGATCGGCTTCAAGTGGTTCTTCCACAACGACTCGGCGCCGCCGACCAGGGCGTCCCAGGCGGGCTTGATGTAGTCCGTCCACATCTTCTGCGCCCACTTGCCGACAGCTTCCAGGCCTCCCGCGATCCCGTGGAATATGGGCTTGAGCCAGTCGTTCCACGCGTGCAGGGCGAAATCCTTGATGGCCCCCCATACGGTCTGCCACAGCTGCTGGAACCAGGTTGTCTTGGTGGCGATCAGAAGGATGACGCCGACCACTACTACACCGATACCGATGATTACGGTGATCGGTGAGGCGTACCAGACGAAGTTCAAAATGGCCCAAGCGGTGCTGACGCCTTCGATGAGCCCGGCGAGGAAACCCCAGACAGCGATGGCCGCGTTCCAGCCGAGCACCGCGATCTTCCACGCGATCATGGCGTCCGCGATGGCCCGAATGGTGCCCGGCGGCAGCGCGTTGACGATGTCCACGATCGCCTTCGACGTGATGCCGATCATCGGGGCCAGCGCGACCGCCACATCGGAAAGCGACTGGAAGATCTCCCCGAACGCCTTCACGGCAGCGGGCTTGATGCTGCCCACGGCTGAGGCGATGTCCCCGATGATCCCGGACAGGGCGTCCGCGTTCGGCTGCCCGGTACCGCTCAGCAGGTCCCAGACGTGCTTGACCAGGTCGATCAGGCCCAGGAAGATCGGCTTGAGCTGGTGCCAGGACTGGGTGAACTTGACCCGGAACCGTTCGGCGCCTCCGCTGTCGGCCCACCTCGCGACCCGGTCCCCCAGCTCCTTGAACCAGCCGGACATCTGCACGGCCATCGGACCGAACGCACGGACCAGATCGCCGCCTGCGGTCAGGAACCCCTTCAACCCCAAGATCATGTTCTTGACGATCGGGACACCGTAGGTGCGCAGGAAGTTGACGAACTCCGTCAGTCCCCCGCCGGACATCCACTTCTTCAGGCTGTCCGCCACGCCCTGGACAAGAGGAGCCAAGTCCTTCACCAGCGGGATGAACTTCGGCAGCGCCGCCGTGGCCCCCTGAATCACCGTGACAACCGGCTTCAGCGTGTACTGCTCGGTCGCCCCGATGAACTTCTGCCAGGCCCCTTGCACCTGCCCGATGGAGTTGTTGAACTCCTTCTCCACTGGAGTCAGCTCTTGCAGCGCCTTCTTGTGGGCTTCCTCGGCCTGGGTAACCTTCTGCAAGGCCTTGTCGTACGCATCTGTACCGGCCGTGGTACCCGCCAGCTGTATCTGAGCCTGCTCCAGGGCCTTTTCGGTCTGGTCGACCGCCTTCTTGTGGGCGACAGCGGCCTTGACCGCCCCCATGGTGGCGACACCGAACGTGCCGAAGGATCCGGCCGCAGCCACACCGAAGGACGCCACGGACGCCGTCAGGCCGCCCACGAAGGTGGTGAGCGCCGGGATCTGCGGGGACACCGCCGCGATCAGCCCTGGAAGGCTGAACAGTGCGCTCAGTGACCCTTCCGGCAGCTTGAAAGGATCCTTCAGCTTGCGGCTTCCGGTGTCGTCGTCATCGCCCGGAGTCGGGACCCGTGGGCGGCCTCCGCCGCCGTCGGTACGGGTCCGGATGGTGATGGGATCGGCCGCAGCCGCTCTCAGGGCGGCCAGTGAAGCTGCAGCCGTGCTGGTGTCCAGGTCGGTGCGGACGGTGATCGGGTCGGCGGCAGCAAGCCGTAACGCGGCCAGAGAGGCTGTGGCGGCCCGGGTGTCGATGTCGGCATGGATGACGATGTTCGAGCCGTTCAGCTCGTCCACCGTGGCCTTCAGGGTGGCAAGTTGGGCGGCAACTCCGTCGAACCCTGACAGGGCTGCGTTGACGGACACGTTGTGCAGGTTCTGGAGTTCCTGCTTCAGCGCCGCCAGCTTGGCCTTGGCTTCGGTGTCGTCTAAGGAGACTTTCGGGGTGTACTTCTGCTTCTGGAACTCCTCGGCGTCCCGCTTCGCCTGACCCAGTTCCCGGTTGAACTCCGAGCGGTCTAATCGTAAGGAGGCCTCAATCGAGCCAGCATTGTACGATCCCGACACTGGCCCGCCCTCTCCGAATAGTCACACCTCGAAACACAAGATTACCGGTTAAAGCGGGTATGGGATAGATCAGAAATGCCCTCAGGGCCGCAGCTGCAATAGCCACGGCCCTGAGGTCTCCACCCGGCACGGCGAGTATTTATGACCCGGAAGGAAGGTCGTCCCAGCTGGTCAGCTCCACGGTGTCCGCTGAACCGCCGGAATCCCCGTCCTCGTTGTATTCGGGGTCCTTGTTCAATTGGTCGATGTACATCCGCTGGTCGTGCCAGGGAAGTGCATCCCACTGCTGCCGGGTAAGGCGGAAGAGTTTCAGCACCGTGTAATACAGCCGACGCTGATCCTCTCCTCCCGTTAGCCCTTCGTACCGAGCGTCAATTTTCCCGGGTCGAACTGCTCCTGCAGCCACCGCGAGAACAGCACCTTGTGCCGCCACGGCAGCTTCGCCAGGGTCTCCACGCTCGGAGTGTTCTTGCACAGCTTGGCGGTCAGCTGGTCCATCTTGGCCTCCAGCTCCTCCGCGCGGGCGGTGAGGTTGGTCAGGGCCTCACCCTCCAGGGCGCCGGGGTCGACGTCGGAGACGTCCTTGTACTCCTGGATGACCGCTAACACGGCCTTCCGGTAGGAGGCCATGGCCTGCTGGCTCGGCTCCGGGACGGTCCCCTTTGCCTCGGGGCCGTCCATGAAGTGGGTGAAGTCGTAGTCGAGCGGTTCGACCGCCTCGTGAGCGACGAATCCTGCCATTGTGTTGCCTTTCTCGCTGTGCCGGGTGAATCAAACATGCAGGTCAGGGGCTTATAAAGCCGCCGCGACCATCTCCTGGATGACGACCTGGGACGGGGCGCAGGTGCCTTCGAACTGGAAGCCGTACATGCGCTTCTCGTTGGACCGCCGGAAGGACGTGTCCACGTTGGTGCCGACGTTGCCCTGAGGGATCAGGTAGCGCCGCCAGTAGCCCTGGACGTTGACGGTCTCCAGGCCGATGGCCCACTGGCTGAGGTCGTCCTGGAGGGACAGGGTCTGGTAGCCGGGGACACCGGTAGCCGCAGCCGTGGTGACCAGCGTGCCGCCGCCGTACGCCCACAGCGCGTGCTGCAGGGTGTCCTCCGCCAGGTCACCGGCGACCTGGTAGCTGTGGCTGTCGGCGATGACCTTGACCGGGGTGGACTGCTCTTCGATGGTGATCGTCTTGGTGGACGTACCGATGGTGAGCTTCCAGCCCTGGTCGGTGGCGCCCAGGTTCTGCCAGTTGCCGCCCCAGTCCGCGCCCTTGGCGACGGTGACCGCCGGTAAGGCGGCCGGGACGTTCGGGTCGTACGGCTGGATCCATGCGGATGCGATGCCGACAACGACGTTCTTGGGGTTCACACTGCCCGGGATAGTAACCACTCCTTCGCGGTAGCCTTTCCCGGTCCCCCGGAAAAGGTTTTTTCATTGGTCCGCGATTATGGCAACTCGGCGTTCACCCGGACCCTAAAAGCCTGCCAGTGGCAAGTATAAAGACCGAGATGTCCGATGCCAACAGCGGGCTATTTACTGCCCTTCGCGGATACGAATCCTGTACTTACGGCACAGCATCCGAACAGTGTCGGCGTCTGCCGGTGAGTAGGCGGTGCCCTCGGGGACGAGGTCTTCCAGACCAACCCCAGAAAGGTCGAAACGGGTATGCGGGGACTCCAGGTAAAGGGTCACCAGCTCGGGCGCCTTAACCACCGGCGCCTTGGGGGCCGCCTTCTCCGGGGTCTTTTCGTCTGCCATGACTTCTTTCCTCAGTCGTCGTAGATATCGGACACGGCTTCCACCACATAGGAGGTGGAATAGGCCGGTCGGTTGGCGGAATCGAGAGGTTGCCCGGAGGGTCCGCCCTGCCGAATGGATGTACCGAAACGGGAGATGTACACGACCTGCTCCCCGCCGATGACCGGGCGCCACGAGTTCATGATCAGCTTGTCGATGCGGCGGGCCAGATCCTCCGCCTGCGCATGCACGTCGTTCCAGGTGGACGGAGTAAGCCCCTGCGGGCCGACCGTCTTGATCTGGAACACCCGCTGCTCGATACGCCCGTCCACCTGCATGCCCCCACCGGGTACCGGAGTGACCACGATGTGCTGCCGGGGCTCTGCGAGCGGTCCGTTCGGTCCCTGGTAGATCACCGGCATGGGGACACCGATGTCCTGGGCACCCAGCCAGTCGATGAAGTCCTTGGCCAGCATCAGAAGATCCCCAGGTTCCGCAGTTCCTGCTTCGCCTGCAACTCCGCGTCGGACAGCCGGTGCACATTCGGGGGCCGGTGGTAGACCTGCTCATCCCCGTCCATGACCTTCGGGGATCCTGACGCCCGCAGGTCGTTGAACTCGCGCGGGGCCAGCTCGTAGTACTCCTCGTTCAGGAGTTCCATGCCGTCCGCCATGGCCCGGTTCATGGCCTCTTTGCCGTCCAGGATGGCTGCAGAGAGCTTCTGCACGATCTCCGGGTGCTTGCCCAGCAGGGCTGTCTGGAGGGCCAGCGCGATGCCGCCTTCGGGGTGATTGAAGTCGATGCCCGTTTCTTGGTATTTCGCGTAGATCTGGTCGACCGTCAGGGAGCCTGTCAGCTCGTGCTCGGTCGCGTGGATCAGCTCATCCGCGAACTCCGAGAAAGACCCGCTCATCAGCAGCCCCACCAGTCCTGGGTCAGGTTGAACTGGCCCAACGTGAACATGCTGCCGTCGTACAGGTTCTCCACCACCGGGTTGTCGGTGCGCTGCTCGGAACCGGCGCCCGGCAGGGACAGCATGATGTCCCCGGTGCGGATCTTGTCCAGCGTGGTCATGGCGCTTCCGGCCTTGACCTGCACCGGGTGGTTCTGCGCGATGGGGATGCTGCCCAGGTAGGTGATGGTCGCGTAGGACGCGGCCAGATCCCGGGAGATCATCAGCAGGATCGGGGGAACAGTCCCGGCGATCGGCAGGGCGTAGCGTGCCGTCAGGTAGCTGTCGATGAGCGCGTCGGCCTCATCGATCTTGTCCTGGATGTCCGCATCCGATAAGGACGCGGCGCTGGTCGGATCCATCAACCCGCCAGCAGCGAGGGCCGTCCTGACGCTGGCTATGGTGGCGTACGACATGACGGCCCCCTCTCGTGCTAGGCGTTACTTCGCGGCCGGACGGCCCGGAGCGCGCTTGACCGGGGCCTTGGGCTCCTCGGCCTTCGGGGTCTCCTGCGGGCCGTCCTGCGGCTCCTCGGCGACCTTCTCGTCCTCGGTGACGATCTCGCCGACGCCGTTGCGAACGTGGTACTCCGCCTCGGCCTTCGACAGGTACAGCTCACCCCCGGTCTGCACGGGGGTATGACCTTCCTGTCGCTCCGAGGGGAACACGGACGTGTTCGGCCGGGTGATGCGGAACAGAACGGTTTCGGTAGCCATGGCTGTTGTATCTCCTTGTCGTGGTTTCGCCGTGCCGGGTGTACCGATCAGATGCCGGTGATGACGATGCCCGCCTTGGGCTGGTCGAGGAAGATCGCGGACTGGCGGACGACGTTGCAGCGCCAGGTCTCGCGGGTCTCGTTGTAGGTCAGCGGCGTGACGTCGAGCGCACGCTCGTCCGCGATGCCGCCGATGGTGCCCGCCTCCAGGAGGATGGCCTGGTTGGACGGCACCTGCCACGACTTGACGATCTTGAACTGACCGAACAGCAGGCCCGGAAGGGTCAGCTTGTCGGCGTACGAGGAGTTCGGGGCACCGGACCCGACGAAATACTTGTTCATGTCGTCGTTGAGCGCGAGGTCCATGGCGCGCGCGTGGTGCATGACGATCGTGTTGGGCTCGAAGCCGAACTTGTTGACGCCGGTCTGGTCGGTGCTGTCCGCGTCGGCCAGCTGGATCGCCAGCATCGCGTTCGCCAGGGTGCGCCGCACCGTGGTGGACGAAGCCCACGCCGTACCCGACGCCAGAGTGGCAAGGCCTGCGAGGGCCTGGGTCAGGAACGCGGACTCCCATGCCTGCTTCATGGAGTTGACGACCTGCGTGATGCTGGTGTTCACGCGGTCCATGTCGTTGCGGCGGCGCATCTCCTCGGTGAACTCGATACCGAAGGCACGCTTGACGCTGCGGGCCGCCTTGCCGATCCCGAGGTTCGCGGTGATCAGCGGGATCTCGCCGCCTTCCGCGACGACGGACGGGCCGCCGTTGGCGAACAGCGGGGTCGACTCGTTGTACAGCACGACGCCGGAGGGGATGTCCTGGACCTTGCGCAGCACCTGGTCGGTGATGAACTGCTGGTCCGCCATCTGAAGGATCCGCTCCTTGATGACGGAGGGCCGCTTCAGCAGCGTGTTGACGGTTAACCGGAAACCGTCATTCGCGGTGACGGTTCCTACAGTGGTCTGAGGCATGTCTCAGTCGTCCTTTCTTGATTCTTCTCGGATCGTGCGATCAGACGCCGAGACGGAGCGAAACGGGGCCGGTGGCGCCGTTGGCGATGGCGGCCTGGGCGATGCCGATGATGGCGGCCGGGGAGTCGGTGCCGGACACCCAGGTCACGACAGTGCCGCCCGCACCGGCCTTGAGGACGTCGAAGGCAGCGACGGCGGCACCGGCCTTCAGGTTCCACACGCCCTCGGTGCCGACGGCGATGGTGTCGACCATCGTGGAGGTGTCGTAGGCGCGCCGGGTGACGCCAGCCGCGTACGTGATGTCCGCGCCCGGGGTAGAGGTACCGACCGCGTCATCGATGGCGACACCGGCGACCTTGAGAGAGGTCAGACCGGCGGTCTGGATCTTGGTGGTGCTGTTCTCGGTGACGTACTCCACCAGCGTCCCGGCCGCGACCGCGCCGGTGCTGATGACCTGGAAGGTCTGTCCGTTGCCGTTCTTGTAGACGGGGCTCACACCCATGGTTTTCTCCTTCTAGAGTTGCCTGCCGGGAGCCCCGGTCAGCGGCCGTACTGCTCGCTCCACAGGGAGGCGAGACGCTTGTCTTCTTCGGCTTCCAGCGCGACCCGGTCTTCCTTCTCCGGGGAGTAGGAGTGACCGCGCTCGCGGGCCAGGTCGATGTAGCCGGTGGCGGAGTCCAGTAGCTGCTTGACGATCTGGGAGGCGTCCACCGTCTCGGTACCGCCGACGGCGTTGGAGAACTCCAGCGTTGCGGCGGGCCCCGCCACCAGGACCGGGCGGGCCAGGTCGACCAGGGCCGCCGGAACGCCCTTGCGGATGTAGTCCCGCTTGAGCGTTTCGAACTGCTGCTCCGCCAGCTGCTGCTGGAGGGCGTTCACCTGGTTGGACAGGGCGACGACCTCGGGGGCCGCCTCGTTGGACAGGGAGACCGAACCGGCACCGGCCAGGACCGGCTGCTCTTCCACGGTCTCGGCAGCGGCTTCGGCCTGCTCCTCTGCCACGGCGGCGGCTTCCTCGGCACCCTGCGCGGCTGCCTCGTCCTTCGCGCGGGCCGGGGCCCACAGCTCCTCCAGACCGGCCAGTTCCTGGTCGGTCAGGTCGGGCAGTTCGACGTCGGTACCCAAGGTGGGGTCGTCGGTGCCAAGGCCTCGGTTGAAATCGCCGGTGGCCAGGAGTTCGGCCAGTTCGGCGTCCGTGGGCTCGGCCGCCCGGACCGGCTCCTCCGGCTCCTCGGCGGAAGCCTCCGGCTCCTCGGCGGAAGCCTCCGGCTCCTCGGCGGAAGCCTCCGGCTCTTCGGTGTCCTCGTCTTCGATGCCGAGTTCGGCGGCCAGCTCGGACAGCTCCTCGTCGGAGAGGGCGGCTACAGCGGCTTCGATCTCCTCTTCGGAGGGAAGGCCGTCCACCTCGTCGTCGGCGTCGGGGAGGCTGCTCAGCAGGTCTTCCTCGCCGGGCTCTTCGATCAGCTCGTCGTCGTCGGTCTCGGCTTCGGCAGCCGGGGCCTCGGAGGTGTCGAAGGCGGAGGCGAAGATCTTCAGCTCATCGTCGGTCATCCCGAGGGATTCGACATCCTCCGGGGTCATGTCGGTAGCCTCGGCCACCTGCTTCATTAATTCGGCACGAGTGGCCATTTGCTCCAACTCCTCGTATGAAGTCGCGGACAGGTCGATCACGTTGTCGGGATCGATCCCGTTGGACAGGGCGACTTCTTCCCAGGTCCCGAGGCCGGGAATTACCGGGTCGAGAGTCCCCAGGACATGCTGGAGCGCCCGGGGGAAATGCTTCCCGTCCGAGCGCTCGTAGTTTTCGAGAATGCGGGCGGAGACGCCTAACTTCGGGTTCTCCTTGAGAACCTTGTCGGCTTCGGGGGTGACCTGGAAGATGCCGTACAGGCCGTCGTCGCCGACCTCTACGTCCTTGATCTCACCTCGGAAGCGCTCCGGGTCCAGGGTGTGGGAGTTGTTGTCCGGGGCCATCATGAAGGCGACCTGGTCGTAGGCGCCTTCCTTGAAGCTGTTGGCGAGGTCGGCAAGGTAGGCGTCATCGAACTTGATCTTGCGACCCTTGTAGCTGATGGTCGCCTTCGGCAGGATCCGCTTCCGGTAAACCCGCTGGGATTGCGACAGCTCGACAGCGTCACCGTTGTCGGTCGGCGACAACAGTAATTCGCTCTCTGCCATCTTTACCCCTTGATCTAGCGATTCCGCCTCATATTAGCTGAACACTCCTAGTATTGGCTATCAGTACGGATCGGATCAAGCAAGACCCCGACAGAAAAGAAAAAGCCCCCGGGAAACGGCTATTTCCGGGGGCTGTAATGATCCGCTACATCGACGGTGCCAGGCTGCGCAGCAATATCCGGGCCATGTAACGGTGGCCTGCGTCGTTCATGTGGATGTTGTCGGTGTTCATCAGGTCGAGAGGATCGTGGACCGCATCGTTCATGAGGGGGAAGAGGCCGGACACATCGACGTACTGGACCCCGTCCAGCTCGGCTGCCAGCTCCTGCATCTTGGCCCCGTACTGGCCGTACGTGTAGGTCGTACCGAATCCGACCTGGTCGTACCTCCGGTAACTGTTGATGAGCACGATGTCGGGCCGGGTAGTGCTCAGGTTGCTCCATACGTTGTGTATGAGGGTGAGCAGATTCGCCTTGAAGGTGGCCGGGTCCAGGCTTGTGGAGAAATCGTTGGAGCCCAGCATGACCGCGACAAGGTTCATGTTTCCGATGGCGGCAGCCCGCTGCCAGATGGTGCTGGCGTTGGAGGCCACGAAATCGGCAGTCGTGGTGCCGCCCTTGCCGCAGTTGTAGACGCGCACTCCCGTGGTGGCGTCGCCGTTGTGCACGTACACCCCGTTGATGATGCACGCATTGGTCGCGTTGATCTGAATCGTGTGGCTGCCGAGCGTCAGCCCGGTCACCGTGACATTGCCGTCATGACGGTTGGTCGTGCCCGTGGTGCTGGGGGTGACGGTGACCGCCGAGCCGCCATCCACCTGGTACGTGAAAGTGCCCTGCCCCGGCCCCTGAACGAAGTGCAGGTCGAAGCCTGTGCAGCTCGTCAGGGTGCGGGACAGCGTCGCTCCGGCGGAAAGGGAGTACGAATTCAGGCCCAAACCGTCGCTGTTCAGGGATGCGGTACCTGTAGTGGTCCACCCCGAGTCGGCCGCGCGGATGTGCTTCCCGCCGGGGACCGACGGGCTGTTGAACTGCTTGTGAAGGAGCGCCCCCAATACGTCCGTGTACCGGTTGTCCAGAGTGGTCGAGTCGCCGCCCTGCGTCGTGCTGGAACCGACGAAGACCACGCACGTCTTGGCCAGGTCCGCGTTCGCGAGGGACGCCTGCCAAGTCGTCGGCACAGCCGGTGAGCGGTTGGGGTTGCCGAACTCGCTGACACGGTACGTGCCCGCGTTGATCGTGCCGTTGTTGCCGCTGCCCGAGCTGTCGATCGCGGTCGTTCCGGTGCGCTCATCGAAGTGGTACAGGAAGAGATTCCCACTCGTGGGGAAGGACGCGTTGCGGTAGATGCCCGTCAGTTCCGCCGACGTCAGCACACGGTTGTACAGGAACGCGTCATCCAGAGCGCCGCTCAAGTTGCGGGCCGTGCCATCGCGGGTACCGAGGTAGCTGCCGATCGTCGCATCGGCGTTGCGGGCGGCGATGGTCAGGGTGTCCATGAGGACGTTGTTCTTGTACACCTTCAGGGTGCTCACACCGTCGTAGGTGAGCACCAGCCACATCCTGCCGTAGCAGTACGTGTTGGCGGCCGTGGCCTGGTTGGTGGAAGCGCCCCAGAAGAACTGCAACCGCTTCGTGGCCCCGTCCACCCGGACCGCGTAGCCCTTGTCGTTGGGGTTGGAGTATCCGTACCCCCAGACAGCGCCGTCGTCCGTGAAGGCGTTGTTGTAGAAGTCCACCCAGGTGCCGAAGCTAAAAGGCTTGGCCCCGTCGAGATAGGTCTTGACGCCGAGAGCGACATTACTCCCGTTGACGCCGGAAAGTTCGATGGCGTACTTGAGATCCTGCGCCGGAAGACCGGTGATAGTCGTCAGGCCGGTGAAGGTCTTGTCTCCGGTCACCGTCTGAGTGGTATCCACCGTAACGGGGTTGCCCGTGGGGTCCCCGGTGCTGCCTGCCCCCATGTTGTTCCTGACTATCGTGCCCGGCGCGTTCAGGTCTAGGGTCCCCACGGACAGGGTGCCCTTGGTGCTCAGGATGTTGCCCTGGATCGAGTTGTTCCCGGACCCGCCGATGTTCTCCTCGCGGATCAGGGACCGGGTCTGCCCGTTGGTTGCAGACGAGACGAACGTGTTGTCGTGGATCTTGTTGTTCTGGGCGGCGTACTCCAGGTGCACCCCAGAGGCCTGGCCTGCGGTCCCCGCGATACCAATCTCGAAGAACGTGCAGTCGGTGACGGAGCAGTTGGTGGTGGCGAGAAAGACGCAGTCACCGGCGTTGCCGTCGAAGTTGCAGTTGGTGATCTTGGTGTTGGCTGCGGCGTCCTGGCACCGGATCGCGTAGGCGTTGTTGCCGCCGTTGACGAAGTTGCAGCCGATGATCTGCTGGGTGCCCGCCAGGTCCAGGATCGCGGTCTTCGTTCCCGTACCGGAGCCGCCCAGGTACTCGAAATCGCAGCTGACGATCTGATTCTCATCGTTGCTGTTCATCTGGATGGCCCGGCCCGGACCCGGTGACGTCCTGGTCTGGTCGAACAGGCAGCGGGACACGATGTTGTTGTGACCGAACGCCCCTCCGGTCATACCGCCCAGGTACAAGGCGTCATCGCGGCAGCTGGTGAAGTGGATGTTCTCGAACCGGCACTGCACGGCGCCCAGCGCGTTGATGCCGCCGCAGCTGCCGCTGCTAGCAATCTGGGTGTAGAAGTTCCCGTCGATCGTCAGGTCCCGCATGGT